CATATCTCAACAACGGATATAGACCGATTTAAATTGGACAATAGCCGTTAAGTTTATTTAAGATGCGTCTGCCCTGTACGGCTATTTTTATGATTTATAAGCAAACGTGATTATTATGATAATGAAATTTGTGATTAATGAATGAAAATGAAGCAAGAGGACGATATTAAATGATTATCTCTCTTGCTTCATTATTGTTTACATTTTTATCCCTTTCGGACGGTTTTCATCCTTAAACAGCCCCATAGGTCGTCCGACAATGATATGGTCGGTAATGAAATCTCCCGATGAACTTCGCTCATTAGCCTGACTGCGTATCTGCGAGAATTATTCCTTCTGTTGTTCCCACTTGGCATACATCTCCCTTGAAAGTTCCACAATCTCCCGGCTCAGTTTCACAAGATCGATGGTATGTTTCTCTAACTTGTAGAGCAACGCCATCGCCTTCTTCTCCGAGAAATGGATGCGCATCTCTTTAACGACCTGATTGTAGTTCGTGCCGATGGCACGGAACTGGGCGTGGAAGTCCGACAGTTTGGTGTAGTAGTCCACCAGCGTCTTGTCCACTTTCAGCACCTTGAACTTCTGCCCGAAGAAATGCGCTTTGAGAAAGACGGCTTTCGCATACACGTTCGATTCCTCGTACATCGTCAGGAATCTGTTCCATTCCACATCGTCGAAGCGCACCATCACGCAGTGCATCTTTGGGTTCAATTTGGGATTTCTCCCGTACTTGCTCTTCTTTTTCATTCTTCTTATACTTTTAATTTTATGGCTTGTCCATTGTTTAATCTTTGATTAAGGAACCTTGAAATTATCCGACTGCGGAGGATAATTCTGCCCACGGCAGTGCTGGGATTTTCAGTTACTCGGAAGCATTCGGGTAACTGAAAATATACCTTGCTGTGTCTTTGAGGACACAAAAATCCTCCGTTTGTCGGATTGGGAAAACACCTTTCAAACTCCAAGTCGCTTCATCCGGGTATTCCTCACTGTTCGGGTACAAAGTTACACCTTAACACGGTATCGGACAGTGGTTTGAACCGGACAATGGCTACCTATCGACGCAATATGCAGCCACTTATCGAAATGCAGGTTCAATCATTTCCTTATTTAGTCAAACAATGATTCAAAAGATGAAAGTTCTGAGTACATGAGAATAGAGAAATTCAAATACTGATCAAAAGGATTTGTTGAATACCTGCCAAAACGAGTATTGAGGAAAATCAAACAATGGTTGTCTGACAATTTGATGATACATTGATTTAATGATTTCATGACGTAATGTTGTCACTCTCCAAACGACCAAAACTTTGTTTCACCACACAACTATATAGAGAACTATTAAATAAGCGGATTGTGAAATAGTCAGCCTTTCTGTTTGAACAGCATTCATGCGAAAAGAACCGTTTCTGTATGATACCCACGGACAATGATTACCGTATCGGTGCAACACGCTGCCACTTTCTGGAAATCCATTGCAAGGTAGTAGATTATATATTCCTTTGTGGCAAAAGAAACAGTAACAATAAAAAGTATGTATATGGAAATCGTATCAATTGAAAGAAAGACCTTTGAGGCGATGGTCGCCAAGTTCGACCGTTTCGTCAGTCGCATGGATGCCATCTGCCGGCGGCACGGAGAGAAGACAATGGGCGGGTGGATGGACAATCAGGACGTTTGCCGGATGCTCAACATCAGCCCACGCACATTGCAGACGCTTCGGGACAACGGGACGCTGGCTTACTCGCAGATAAGCCACAAGACGTATTACCGTCCCGAAGACGTGCAGCGTATTGTTTCCGTTGTGGAGGACAGGCGCAAAGAAGCAAAGTTCAAGGGCAGGACGATTTAATCACCCGCATATAGTAAACAAAGTAATTACACTAAATCCAAAGTAACATGAATGAACTGATTAACAAGGACAACGAGTGGATAATCCACTTCATGGGCAGTCTTGACCGTCTTTTGGACAGCTTCGAGCATCTGACCGCCTATTACCGCCCGACACTGAACGGAGAGCGTTTCTTCACCGACAAGGAAGTGTCGGCACGGCTGAAAGTGAGCCGCCGGACACTTCAGGACTATCGAAACGAAGGGCGCATAGCCTATATCCAATTAGGCGGTAAAATCCTCTACCGTGAATCCGACATCGAAAGGATGCTGGCTGACAGCTACCGCTCCGCTTACCGATTGACGGCAACCTGATTTTCTTGAAGGAGCGCAGTTTGCTGTCTGCCTTATGATTGCGTCAGCAATGGACTTTCGGCAAAAAGAGAAAGGAACGGCTTACGGACGGAGCATCAAAATCCCGCTTCGTCTGTAAGCCGTTCCTCTCTTCTTTCTTCTGATTTCCCGTCAGTCGCTTGTTTCCGTTGCCGGATGCCTTACGAGCGTATGGTTGGCAGGGGCAAGGTTTTCGGGCAGAATACGCTCCGTAGGAGGAAGATTTTGCTCGAAACGGCTCTGCCGCTTGACCTTGCCTCTGCCATCAAACCATGCGCTACCTTTGCATCCGAGCATCGGAAACGAGTGTCTGACGGGATGAACTCAATTATACCATCGGTTAGTTCCTCTGTCATAAGAAACAAATAACGCGACATTACCAGCATTCAGTTTGCTGATTACAAACCGTCTGAATAGCATACTCTCTTTACTACTTATCCTGAACGCAATGGCTACAACCATTTCAAGGTTATAAGCATCATAACTGATTCCATCGGGTTGCTTGACATACTTCATCGTGTCCGCCTCGCTTAGTTCCTTGCTCTTGTAGATGGCATGAATCGCCTTGCGAACATCGCACGAGAACACCCCGAACAAGTCGGCTATCTCGAATTGAGTCATCCATACGGGTGAAGTGGGCATACTCACCACACCGCTTTCACTGATTGTTATTATTCCTCTGTTCATAATTGATATTGTTATTTGATGTTGTTCGTCTTTTCGCTGTTTGGTTGTGTCTTTCTTATCTCCATAAGCCTGTCCATATCTTCCGAGATTTTATCATCGGTCACCCGGGCATAGCCCTGTGTGGTCTTGATATTTGTATGTCCCATCATCTTGCTGATGCTCTCTATCGGAACACCAGCCGAAAGCATCATGGTTCCGAATGAATGTCTACTCGCGTGATAGCTGAGGTTCTCTTTCACACCTGCCAATATGCCTATTTCATGGATGCAGAACCAAAGGCTGTTGCGATTGGGCAAGGGGAATATGGGCTCCTCGTCATTGGTGGTATTATATAGGGACAAGATTTGTTCTGCAACCGGATGCAGCGGCACGAAAGATTCAACATCGGTTTTCTTTCTGTTGATACGGATGTAACGTCTTCCGTCTGCTGTTGTTCCGATATGCGAAGGGTAAAGCCGCTTTACATCTACATACGACAACCCGGTGAAAGCCGAAAAGATGAAAATCCTTCGGGTAAGCTCTTGCCGTTTCTCCGGCATGGGTTGTTCCATTATCCTCTGCAATTCTGCTCTGCTGATATGCTTCAACTTGTTGTCGGGCTTTTTCTCGTATGATACATCAGCAAGAGGATTGAAGCGGATGATTTCTCTATCCACTGCAATGTAGATTAGTCTGTTCAGCCATGTAAGGCAATGATTGATGTGTCCCGCTTTGCATCCTTTGGCTTTCAGATAGAATTTGTAGCCCCAGCCGAAATCCTCGGTGATGTCCTCGAAGGCAATGTCACGCATACCAAGTGAAAGGAGGTATTCGTGCAGATAGGCTTGTGAGGACTTGGACTGACGATAGGAAGATGTGGACTCTATCACTTCCGCACGGATTCGCAACCGTTCACGCTCTTCCTCTCCTGCTTTCATGAGAGTGGTGGGGACCGCTGTCACACAGGTTATCTCATTTTTCAGCATTTCTGCCGTAACCATACCCGTCTCTTTCAACAGGTTTTCATAAGATGTTTCTATTTTGGCCCGCAGGGCGATAAGGAGATTGGTAGTCCTTGTGTCCTTTACTTCTCCGCTTTTCGCGTCCCAGTTGTCCGGGTTGCAGTAATAGCCCGTGGAGAATACACTCTTCTTGCCGTCAATGGTGATACGGCATAGGATAGCAGTTGTACCGTCTGCCTTGACTTTTCCACGGTTGATGTAGTATAGAATTGAAAATGTGCTTCGCATAATTGAATTGTTTTAATGATTAGAGAATAGTTAGAGAATAAGTTTCAGATCCTTTGTGGCTTCGATGTACTTGTCCATATCCTCAAAGAGTTTCTTCGGTGTCACACGGGCATATACTTGGGTTGTCCTTATATCGGAATGTCCCAGCATCTTGCTGACGGTTTCGATGGGCACTCCGTTTTCAAGCGTCATAAGGGTGGAGAATGAATGCCGTCCCATGTGATAAGACAAGCGGCCTTTGATTCCGGCCTTCATTTTGATGCTTGTCAGACACCATTTCAAGGCTTGATACTGGATTACTGGAAACAGTGTGGCCCGTGTAGCGTCCTTATATTTCTCGATGAGGGCAATCGCTTCCGGCAACAGTTTGACACGGCTGAGCTGCCCGTTCTTGCTTCTGCGGTATTTCAGCCACAGCGCACCATAGTCATCCCGTGATAAGTTGTCGGGAGTGATGGCCACCACATCCACATACGATGTCCCGGTATAGCAGGCGAAAAGAAACATATCACGGACAATAGAATGCACGGGGCGGCATCCTTGAAGATCTATGTCACGGATTTTCTCGAAGTCCTCCTTGCTCAATGCTTTTGGCGGCGTTTCCTTCTGCTTGGGCAGTGGATAGTGCTCGAAATAGAACTTATCCGAGTGTCCTTCCTTGAATGCCATGCGGCAGATCTTCTTCAGTATCGCCAGATAGTGGCGCACCGTTTGAACACCCAAACCCTTCTCTATTACGATGAATTCCTGAAACTCTCGGATGAATTGTTCGTTGAGTTGGCAGAAGGCAAGGTCTGAAATCTTGAACTTGTCACTGATGAACTCACCAAGACGGCGGCGAGTATAGATGTAGGTCGGTGGAGTGCGGTGTGAGACATCTATACCCACACGAGCCTTGATTTCCTCAATGTGTCTGTCAAAGAGAGCCAACAAGGTCATTTGTGTCTCCTTGCTACCCTGGAACACTTCCTTGACCGTAGTTGCATCAAAGTCTGTCTTACGCTCCATGAGAGTGTCGAAGGCAGAGTTTACCGCCAACAGCAGTTTCTCGATTTTCGTATTGACCTCCACTGCCTCTCGGCTCTTTCCGTTTAGTCGACTTTCACGGGCATTCCACAGTTCGGGAGTGCAGGAGAGTTTACAACTGAACTGCGCCATCGTGCGGTTCACGGTAATTCTGCCCATTATCGGGGCTTTGCCCGACTTGTCCAATCTGCTCCTCTTGAGGTAGAGCAACACCTTGAATTTTTCAACTTTCATACGCTTATATTTTTTTAGGTGCAAAGTTACTTGCCATATAAGCGTTCCTTAATAAGCAAAATGCTGAGTACGAGTGCAAAGAAAACGGTGAGGATTTCTTTTCATTGTTTTCCGTTACCTGTTCTCGTTCCGGTAACTGCCCGGCTAACGGTCTGGTAACTGAACAACCTCAATATTACGTTGTCATTTGCATTTTCTCAATTTGGCAAAATACTGAAACCATGCTCATTTCAAACGGTTTACGTTTAATCTTCTTCTGTTTGCTTTTCCTTGCGTAGCCTATCGCTTTCCACGTGAGCCGACATACCTTCGCCACCCTAATGCTTACGCTTGATGTCGACCTTTACACAACAAGCAAGCTATTAGGGCACAAGAATATAGCCACAACGCAAATCTACGCAAAAATCATCGATCAGAAGAAAGATGATGCGGTTAATCGTGTGGACGAGATTTTCAAGTAATTGAAAGCGATTTTTACCCATTTTGAATTGCCACTATATTTTTAATTTGTTTTTACAAATATTCTCAGCGTTATGAAATAAACCGCAGATCAGCGTGAGATATTCGGGTAGATAACCGTCATTGCTCCATAGCAATGGGAAGCCAAATAGTTCTGATGCAGT